CACACGTATTAGGGGTTCTTAGCCATAGTCGTGACTACCGCCGCGACTGCGCGCGGCTTACGAGGGTGGCAACGACACTCGTCTTGGTCCTCCATCTCAAACTGATTAGACTGACAATGACGAGGGCCAATCACAGAGGGGCCATACTCAATTTGCTCACCAGCACCAGTCAACGTGCCGGGCCAGAGCCTGGCAAGAGACATGGCGATCGTGGTGACCGTGGTCAAACCAGCATACGTGAGGTACAAAACCGCAGGAGCGGCCTTAACGACAAGATTAATATCAAAATCGGTGTTAGTGGAGGTGTTAGCCTCAACACCGACCGCGAAAGAACCCTGTGGGTCGCTCAAGTGCAAGGCAGGGGTATTAAAACCCGTACCAGAAGCCTGAAGCTTACCTTTGTACTCACCGTTCACGAGAAGTTCAATTGCATCTCGGACGACACCAGTGGCATCCCGGTAGTTCACGAAACGCATCAATTTGTTGGCAGTATTAGCAAGAGCTGAACCGCCCCAAGGAGCGGCAGCAGATGCATCAGGGACACTCACAATAAGGTCGCCCTTACGGAAAGAGCCGGAAGAAACAATCTTGCGGGCGTCATTCTGACGCGTCAGCAATGTAATGCTACTGCGGATCCAAAGCTCACCAAGGCTACCAATAGGACAGCCCTGACCATAGATGTAAAACCGACCAACGCTTCCCTGACGAGACAATGCCACGTCGCCAGACTGACCATCGTTCGTCTGATCGACGAACAGGTCACCGCGTTTCTTGAGAAGTTCAAGAGGAACGCGAAGAGACGCAGCAGCGTAAGAGACAGTGGAAACGGAACCACGAAAGTCCATCAGCGACCTAGGATCGGAAACGATCTGGTCGCCAGGATCGGAGTCAAAAGCCATCTTGATCGAACCTCCAACAGAGGTCGCACACATCGGCCGGTAGTAAAACTCCAGCTTGTTAATGCGATACATCTCATACTGGCTCGAGAAAGCTGCAACAGCAGGGAACATCAAAGAGTTCGATGCCGACACAAGATTCTTCGCGCTAGCGGTGGAAGAACCACCGTTGGGATTGGGAATAGCCAAAGCAGGACAAACAGCCTGGAGTTCTTGAGTATCAGGCTCAATCTCCGCCGCGGCAATGCCATTGTAAACGGACCCGATATACTCAAGAGTCTCGATAACGACAGAACCGTTAGGGCCATGAGAGATCTTACGCTCCGGAGTGCGAGAGGTAAAACCCTCAGCAGCGGGCGCGGCTCTCTGCACAGCAGACTGCTCATTCTTCTTCTTTTGTTTTGCAGGGGCAGCGGCAGCACGTTGCTCATGCGCAACGGCTACGACCTTAGCGATCATTCGCTTCTCCTGCTTATTCAGAGGTCCAATGAATTCAGTGTCATGGACAACACCTGCTCCCCGACGAGCAGCTGCAGACTTACGTTTCCGAGCCATCTTTCTCTTCAGAGATTTTGTCCCAGTGTGGGGCTTCCACCCACATCCGGGACTCCCGAAGGCAACCACCCGGAAATTACAAGCAGGCGAATCATTGCCGCTTGGTTCCCGTTGTGGCGAGTCTCGAACACAAACTGCTCAAACAACTCATGCGCATACTTATGCGACATGAGCCGGAACAAGCACCGAGGCCACGAAGTGAGCTCAGCTCTAGCACCGCCGGTATAGCGATGCGAGCAAAATTCAAATGGGCCAACCACCTCCTCAACATCCGTGATGCGAAAACCGTGGCGGGCATAGTCCCTAGGGAGCGCAACCTCAACGCTGTCATCGCCCATGGCCATAACAAAAGGGAAAACACCCTTAGGGATGCTTCTGCCCTCGAGAGCCAACGCGACGGAAAGAATACAACGGAGCTTGCTATTAAAATCGGCAGTGCGGAAGGAACCACTCGCCATGATTCCACGCACGCCATTAACGAAGAGACGACCATCGGATAAACTCCAAAGTTTCTCAAACGTTACGACGGCCCACTTAGCGAAAAGGTCGCGAAACCGCTTCTTGCTGGAATCAGTAAGCTGATAAACATCAAGCTCAACTCCAGCTGCTGCAAGCCAGCCCTTAACGTCGAAATCCCAACCAGAGACATCATTACCCTGTAGGCGCCCACTAAGGAGCTCCCGCTGGATAAGACCGTAGAGGTCACGATTCATCTCGTCCGTGAAACCCATGCCGGGTTTCATTGGAATAGAACGATAATGCATGATATTTGCGTTATTAATTGGCAGAAACAAAGCACGCTCGAAAATCTGCCACCCAGAAGACACTGAGGAGATAATACGAAGACGGCCAGTCTCAACCTTAACGCGTGAGTGCGGTTCACCCTTAATAAACACGCGAGTCGGATGCATAAGCCCACGCAGACACCTCTCCTCAATCGACAAGCTTTCAAGCTCGGGTAGGGAAATGTCGCGCAACTGGCAATACATATCAACCGTAGTGTCGAAAAGGAAACGCCTATGTTTCTCAACCAGCTTCTCATT